ACAAGTTTTTCTTCCTTATTGGTCATAGCTCATTCCTTATATCATATTCAGCACTTTGCAAAATAGAATTTATAACATCATCACTGAGCATTTCCGAGAAGTCTACTCTCTTGCCTTCTATCTCTAGGTAGATTTCGTACTCATCGATGTATCCGTCATAGCTTGGTTCATCGTTTCTACCATCCCATTTTTCAATCCAGACATAGTCAAGAATAAACTCGATTTCCTCATTGTTCCAGTTCTTGTACTTTACTGATCTTTCGTCCCAAATCTGACTCATCTTGTCCTCCTTAATACAACGATCGTTCCACCCTTAAACCAAAGTCCCAAATAACCCTTGTCCATTTCCATCTTCTCTAAATTCTGCATGGTATTTTCAACATGAGAATTCCCATTATCTACATCTACCCACGAATCAGATACGGTAACTTCTAAATCGTCAAGAGCATATGTAGAAGTAGCACCTAGACCATACCTCCAATGGAATCCGTTTCGCTCTAAAATCTCAACCGCTTCTTGCTTTGTCATACTGTAACCTCCTATTGGTTATACTTCATTATACACCTTTATAACCCCATGTCTACAATTATTTTCAATTATTTTTGGTATATTTTCACGATTTCTATATATTTTTTGTGAAAAGTAGTTAACAGACATGTAGTAGTGTAAAAACGATTAGGGACTCTTTACAAATCTTGGAAGGTGTGGTAATGTATTTATAGAAGTTGGTTGTGCAATTTGTCGGGATTACACAGCCAATTGGCAATTTAGCCCTTAGTTGTAGCCGACACTACACTAGGGGCTTTTTTATTGGAGTTTTTATGCTTAGAGAATCGAAAGGGAATATGTATGACTTTGTGACACACACATGGAACCCGATTAAGGGAAAGTGCCAACACGACTGCTCATACTGCTACATGAAGCGATGGGGAACCTTAAAACCGTTGCGGTTGGACGAGAAGGAACTGAAAACCGATCTTGGTTCGGGGAATTTTATTTTCGTTGGGTCGAGTACGGATATGTTTGCAGAGTACGTTCCAAAGTTATGGATTAAAAAAGTGTTGGATAAGTGCTGTCAATCATATCAGGACGGATATCTTTTTCAGTCTAAAAATCCGTCAAGGTTTATAGACTTTATTGGAAGATATCCAAGCAATGTAGTCTTTTGCACCACCATTGAAACCAACCGCTGTTATCCAGAGGTTATGAACAATGCACCAAGTCCGTTTGATAGGGTCGGTGCCATGCGCGAACTAGCCTACCAAAAATACGTCACCATCGAACCAATCATGGACTTCGACCTACCTGAAATGGTTGACCTGATTCGAGAGTGCAACCCAGTTCAAGTCAACATCGGTGCCGACAGTGGACACAATAACCTGCCGGAACCGTCGATTGATAAGCTACTCCAACTCATCGAAGAATTAGAAACGTTCACCACAATCAACAGGAAATCAAATCTCCAAAGAATATTGAGGTAAAAAATGACACATCAGTTTGACGTAGAAATAGCTAAAGAGTATGGAGTAGATATTGCAATAATCGTAAACAATATTGCGTTCTGGATACAGAAAAACAAGGCTAATGAAAAAAATATCCATGATGGAAAAGTTTGGACATATAATACAACAAAGGCTTTTACCGAATTATTTCCATATTGGACAGATAACCAGATTAGGCGAATACTTTTTAATATGCAAAAAGAAGGTATCATTGAAACTGGAAACTATAACCTTACTGCATACGATAGAACCAAGTGGTATACATTCACAGATGCATTTGTTAAAACTCACACTTCCATTTGTGAAAACACCCAAATGGATTTGACGAAACGCCCAAATGGATTTGACGAAAACTACGAACCTATACCAGATAATAAACAGATAGATAAACCAGATAATATACCATATACTGAAATTATTGATTATCTCAATTCTAGAAGTGGTTCCCACTATAGAAACACTGACTCAACGAGAAGATTAATCCATGCTCGATTTCAAGAAGGGTTCACGAAAGATGATTTCTTTACCGTCATAGACAATAAGATTAAGTCATGGAAAGGAACTGATTTTGAAAAGTTCATCAGACCTCAGACATTGTTCTCACCGAAGTTCGAGGGCTACCTTAATGAGAAACCAGTAGAGAAGAAACATAGCGGTTCAAAAGAGGGCTATGAAGTAGATATCTCAAAGTACGATACATTATAGGAGTTATTATGGATATTAGAGATTTCGCAGAAAAATTGAAAAAGACAACCGAAGAAAGAGAGATTAATGAGTACGGTAGAATTCTTTCCGATGAAGAAAGAAGTGATATTGATAGAAAACGAGTTGAAGAATTTGAAGCAAGCAGGGAAAGAAATAGAATAGAATTAAATTATTCTAGATTTTCACACAGCGTTCCAGCAAGATTCAGTGAAGCCAGGTTCTCAAACTTTACTTGTTTCAATGAAAAACAAAAGTCTGTTGTCGAATTTCTGAAGCAAGGAACCAGTGCGGTTATTTATGGCTCAAACGGAGTTGGTAAAACACACTTAGCTTTTGCATCCTGTTTTTATCAAGTAGAGCAAGGTAAAACTGCCGGATATATATTAGCTTTTGATTTTTTCAACGACATAAGGAAGTCTTTCGGTAACTATACAACCAATAGCGTAATAAATGAATATGAAGGCTATGACTACCTTGTGATTGACGAAATAGACAAGACCCAAGGGACACCTATGGAATTCACTTATCTATATTCTCTCATCAATAAGAGATATAATGAAATGAAGTCAACGGTACTTATCACCAACGCAAAGCCTGCCGACTTCGCAACCATAGTCGGTCAGTCTGCTCTAGATCGTGTTGCATCTGAAGGTAAGGTGATAGACTTGACTGGTGATAATTACAGGCAAAGAAAGTTTAAAGATTTATAAGATTACCTACTATAAGTATGATTTTTTCGTACTTTCTGCACGTAATATCACACCAGAAATGGTATAAAATGCACGGAAATACAAGTATTATACCCGATAAGGAGTAACTATGTTTGACTTTGGATTATTAAACCCTTTACCATGGGAAGATGGAATAGAACCTGATGCAAAGAACGATACTATGGAAGTGTACATCGAAAGACACTTCACTAAGACTATGCGAACCTTCAACGGTGAACCTCTCAAGAAAGCTAAGAACTGGTACGTTGCTTTAGTGAGATTCTCTGATGGTTACAAAGCATGGATAATCTCGGACGGTATAGGCGTGTTAGAAGAAACTTTCAACATAGAGGCTCTAGGCGTTGCGATTGACAAGTGGAAGTCTATTCTACGGTTTGACAAGTAAAATCGATTGTAGCCCACTAGATTTCGCTGTGCGTGGACATAGTAAAACCCCCAGTAGGAGGATCTGGGGGAAGCATGGTGTCGCTTTTTTATAAGGAAGGTAAATTAATTATACCACACATTACGTAAATGTCAATGAGTGATAATCTGAATAACAGTTGTATAATAGTTATCCATATATTCTATGAAAACCTCTAGCTTTTCAGAGTATTCTGCTAGTAAACCCATATTGGTAGTTAATGACTTCAATGCAGGTTCTATATCGGATTCTATAGATTTCAATATCGGTCTTGTAGGCATCGAAAGATTAAAAGGTGGTACTTCATATTTTACCGTATCAGTCGTTTGACATGAACTTATCAACAATATCATTAGCAACACAAATAATATCATCAGTAGTTTTTGCTTCATCGAGTTCCTCCTCTAGTTTTTCGTATTCCTGAGTGACCTTTTCCACTTCTTGTTTAGCTTCGTCCGAATGTGATCTAGTCGTCTTATAGATAGAATTTTGCCTTTCCTTCTCTACGACTTCTTCTTTTAGTTCGGTAACTTTTTGCTTATTCTTTTTTACCCTGAAAGTTTGGATACCAAGAAGTGTACCAAGAAGTGCAAAGAGTCCTAAAATGATTCCTATTACCCACTCAATCATTTTTCTTCACCTTGTCTACTGCCGAGTTGGCACCAATAGATGCTATGAGAGCGATGTACAGTGGTGCAAATCCTTTCAGGAAGTTGATATACCCATCCATATTGAAAGTGCCTACAAACGCCCCTATCGAGCCTATGAGGAACGCTAGGGACAAGATTATAAGAGTCAGTTTCTTTGCCATGTTAATCTCCTACAAAAAGACCTTTGTCTTTCTTTTGTTTTGTGTATTGGTCGATAGTCCGTTTAGCTTCGTTCAGTTCTCGTTTTACCTCTACGGAATTTCCGTTGAGTACGCCTTTCTCATGTAAGGCATCTACGAGCAGGGAAAGTACTTTCATCACCCCACTCATACTAGACGATAAAATTACCAGTTCCTCCGCTTGTCGATTGTTCACTTTGCAAAGCTCCTTTACTTGATCGTGCTTCGTATAATGCCTGATTATCAGTGTGTTAACGATTCCACCGCCACCCAAGAACACTAGCAATAGTGGCAATACTTCTCTAAAAAATTCCATGTCGTACTCCAATAACTAAAATTACGCCCATAATAATACCGATACCATCGGCTATCAAATCACCAAACATCCATTTCTTAAACTTGCTCCATCCCATCTTTTTCCCGTACTTGAACCAATCGTACAGCTCTTTGCCTAGTGAGGCTAGGATAGCTAAGGCTATGCCTAGAATCGGATGAACGATAGAGCCTCCGATTACGATTAAAGATGTACTTTCGGCATGGAGTAGTTTGTCAATCATGCCAAAATATCTCTTGCTTGCCGTTCCTCTACTGCGTTACTAGGACTATGCAGTTTTTTTGCAAAATCCAGCATTTTCTCATAGTTTTCATCAGACAAAAGGCCTTTTCTATAAGGCATCTTCAGTTGGTACATATCAGCACTAAACTTTTGACTTTCTTCATCTGACATATCAATAACATTTTCATAGAGTGTTATGATAAGATTAGTTCCATTTCTCTGAGCTTTATATAGCTCAGGCGACTGCGATAAGTTTACTGTTTTCACTTTGTAACTCCTTTAAGTATCTTAAATCAACATATGGTAATATGTAATCTATGATAAAGTTTCTTGAATCACAATGGGTTGTTATTCCCATATAACTAAACACTGCACTAACTTCACTAGGAGTAGGAATGTGTTTACCTATTCTTCTTATTCGTTTGTGCATCCTATATGCCGTAGACTTTCTTATAATTGTATGAGTATGGAAAAATCTAAAACCAAGAAAATCAACACCTCTTTCCTTTACTTTGAATACTTGCCAATTACCTTTTACATGTAACCCTATATCAGAAATAAATTCTTCTACTACATTACGTATTTTATGTAATTTCTTTTTATTGCTTGAAAACAAAACCATATCATCAATATAACGAACATAGTACTTGACATTTAATTTCTGTGATATATGCCAATCAAGTTTTGCCAAAAATAGATTAGCAAACCACTGAGAAGTATAGTTTCCAATCGGAAGTCCTTTATTGTGGGAACGTACAATCTTTTCAATTAGCCATAGAGTATTCTTATCTTTTATTTTACGATGAAACATTTGTAACAATTTATCTTGATTTATTGATTGATAGTATTTACTTATGTCCAATTTATAACAATACTTGGTGTTCTTTCTATCGTTACGCATCCATCGTTCTATTTTCTTCTTTCCGTAATGACCACCACGTTGAGGGATAGAGCCACATGTAGAAGGGTGTAATGATTTCTTCCAACCTTTTTGTAAAGGTAATACCAACGCCCAATGTATGCACTGGTCAGGATAAAACTTAGGTTTGTGAATAGTACGAGTTTTCTGAGAACTACCATCTTTTATGACTACTTCAGTATACGGTGATGGTTTATATGTTTTTGTGATAAGGAGCTGTTGAATCTCTGAAGCATAGTGGTCAATGTGAGTCAATACCTTTTGTACCCCTTTACGTTTAGTCTTTTTCTTAGACGCACATACTATAGCACATTTGATATTTTCAATGTCTGTTATCTTTTCCCATACATGCTTTGTTCTATGCACAATCAACCTCTTTCTGACTATTGCTTCCCCACTTTTTACAGCTTCTCAAGCAATCCGTAACGTCTTTATTTTCACCAAGCGGTGAGGAATTATGCGCAAAAAGTAAAAAGAAAAATTTCAGAAAGTTGCGAGACCCAACGGACCAATTAGCATTAGACGGTGCATTGTTCACATTCCAATTGAAGAAACCATCATTAGAACCATTGTTCAAATTACCACCAACATGGAGAGCCTCTTGCCCATAACCCCTTAATTACGATATCCAATTAACCACCAACAAAAATCAAATACATTGGAGGCTGTCCGCCTCCAAACCTCCGAGGACTACGGTCTTCCCAAGAGGCGAGACCCAACGGACCAAAGAGCAGCAGACGGTGCATAGGTCACACACCAATCGAAGAAACCATCACTAGAACCACCGTTCAAATAACCACCAACACGGAGAGCCTTATAACCTGTAGAAGTATAAAAGTAATCACACATACCAGCACTATCGCTACCACCTGTTAATGTTGATGGTACAGCAGGCTCTCCTGCAAACTCACCACAATATCCACTACTAGACGGCATAACTGTTGCATGTTGAGTAAACTGCGTTAAGTCAGCAGGTTGTGATGCACCAATGAGTGAATATTTACTTGGGTCGTATGTGTAATAGGGAACCAAATCAACATGGAATAATCCATCACACCATTCCCAAATATTACCCCATAGATTCCATATTCCGAAGAATGAAACAGGCACTCTACCATCTACACCGATATAACCACACTCGTTACCCATAGCCATGAAATCAGCTTCAGAAATAAGTTGTGGTGCGTGCCATAGAACATTACCAACAGTAGTAGAGAAAGTAGCACCATCTACCGTGATACGTGTGTTACCAAGCGAGTCATAATCTGCTTCTATGAGAGCAATCTTCCTTTGAGCGAATACAGCGGTATTACCTTGTGCTGTTCCTAAGTTAACCCATTCATCCTCATTATACAAAGCACCAGTGGCATCCGAAACAATAACATAATTATCATCTGTTGAAGCTACGGTAACTACATCAGAGGCAGTATATCTAAGGTCACACACACCACGTCCAAAGACAGCCTGTGTATTGTGAGATGCACCAGCTATAAGAATAAGAATCCTCAGATAATCTCGTAATGCAATATCAGCTTGGCTCCATCCTTCTCCTACCGCTTCTGAATATGGCCTCAGTACGGTATCAGCTCTTTGGTTAGTATAATATGGTTCACCCAAAACAGAGGTGAGTTTATTCTCCCCTAGGACTTTAGATGATTTATCAGCACCAACCCATACATAATCTCTTTCGCTCTGTGTTTCATAATCATAAAACAAGGGAGGAAGGATGCAATCAGGTGTCTTGTCTCGTCTGAGAACAGGGTTGTAGATATCCCGAACGTCAATGTATGCCTTGCTGAGTCTAACAGCGATAATACCATCAGCATCAAGAAAGTCTGGCTCATCAATCCATCTTACTACTTCAAAATCAGAAGTAATCTTAGCAGTGCGGATTTCATTGAAAGGGAATTGATACCTGATATCCGTATCTGGATATGGGTCTGTGTTCATGCTTCCAGCGTTTACCCTTAAAGTAGACGATGAGGCATCAAGAGTGCGAGTACCTGTCACTGTGGCAGGCATAGCAGTAAATTCTACACCAAGAGCCTTTAGTTCTCCCATAGTGAACTGTCTGAGTAATTTCATTTCAGTAATCAGTGTTTCCATCTGTTCAGATGTTGGTACGGTAAAGTCCATTTATACCTCCGTGGTCGAAAGGACTAAATGCCCATCGACAGCTTTTAATTGTATATAACCAGCATAAGCACCGACTGAATCAAAGTACGGTGTGCGAGTTTCCATAGTATCCATCCTGTCACCAATAGTTGCATAAGAATCCGCTGTAGTTCCAGAAGCCCTAGCACCCAAAACCTCTACATCCTTATTAGGGTCTAGGTCTTGTCCTACTAAGATCGTTTCTACTTCGGCTTCTAAAGCATCTATATCTTGTTCAGCTAAAGTCATCCTACCTTCAAGAGAATCTATATCATCTTGAGCAGTGTCCATTTCGCCTTCAAGAGTAGATATGTCACCGTAGTTTTCTAAGACTTGAGCTTGTAAAAGACTAATGTCGGTTTCAGCTTTATCTATATCCAGAGTTGCTTTTGCGTTAGGCTTAGTTATCGGAGCGAGAGTTCCGTCATTGTCTGCAACAACAAAAACATCTGTATCAATTAACGCTGTTTTCGGAGTTCGGTCTACTATCTTTTGTACATCCGTAGTATAAAGTGGTATTGGCATTTTTAACCTCTCTTTTTATTATAACACATTTTCATAATTTGTAAAGTTACCCTATCTTGCGTAGACGAAGTTTTATTTCATCCGTTTCCAAATTCGGTTCAACGCCAATCACTTGGCATTCCATTTCCCCTGCGTAGATTCTCTTACCCCTAGAGTCTGTGTACGCTTCTGTTCGTGTGACATCAAATCTTTCGCCTAAGACAATATCATCATCACCTAATAATAAAGTGTCACCTAATACGAAAGTCCATTCAGTAGGAACGCTAGAGCCGTGAGTCAATAGAGAGGCTTCGATGTTCACTATGTCAAAGATTCTCGGCATATCACCACCGCTAGAACCTATCCACTTCTCAGAGTCTATAACTATTTCTACTATCGGCCTGACTTCGGAAACATCCGACATCACGATAAGAGCTTTGGCATCCGCATCCGTTGAGTTGGTTAAAAGCGATTCATACGTCTGTATCTTCTTGATTCTATGCTCTTTCAACACATCCGTTTCGTAGTCGGTGTTGGTTACTTGGCTAAAGTGTCCGTGTCGCCAATTCTTAGCGTACTTTACGATACAACTAGAGGCGTATAATTGAGCGTTATGTTTTATAGGGATATCTGAGTTTCTTATTTCAACAGGTCTTATGTAGGTAGTACCATCTGCGAAAGTAATCGGAGTTCGTCCCTTATCATCTACCCTTAGAGTAATCTTGTCAGTATCTTCGTATCGGAATCCGTAGTCTGAACCGGCTTGTAAAATCTCAATCCACTCATAGAGTCTTTTAGGTTCGTCCATGTATAAAGATACATCAGCTAAAGATGCTTTCTCAGTAGTCCATTCGGTTTGATTGTAATTCGTTGCATTATATTCGATGTTAGCTACACGATCGTTTAAATCAGCGATGATGTCAGCAGGGTTATCAAAATCTCGCATACGTCCAGTTACGTATACTTTTCTCAATCCTTTGGTAGTGTTTCCGTCTATATACGCATCAGAGTTTTGTAGACTGAAATATCCGCTTGTTAAAGAATTGAAATGTGTAACAGGTGATATTGTATTATCTTGCTCAGTATATACTTGTGTAATAGAAGTGATACTACTACCCCAAGTATATCTTATTCCCTCTATCGATACCCAAGATGCACCATATATAGTTCCATCATGCGAGCCTATGGTATCTCCTACTGTAGTGCCTAGTCCTTCATCTATAGCCCATGAAGATACTTGTGTCGTGCCAGCGGCATCTGAGTATACAGCGATATTCTTGAGATATCCTACGTAGAACGAATCGGGATAAGGAACGCCGTCGGCTCCCATTTCCGCACCGATCAGAATGCCGTCGGTGATCGAGTAGGTGATTGGGTACGATGCTCCTGCATCTGTGGTATCCACAAGCACAGTGTCTACATAGAGCTTGAGATATCTACCGTCGTAAGTGCCGACGATGTCGTGCCATCCTGCGCTCAGACTGGAAACGGCATAATCACATACTTGATACGCACCATTGATATATGCGTTGAACCTCAAATTGTTTTGATCAACATAGATCGACCATCCACCGCCTTGTGTGCAGGAGATGAGGCGCTTCGGCTGTGACGATTCCGCTTGCCAATCGTCACGATATCCACTTATCTCCACTCTTAGCTGGGTCGGATATAAAGCGGAATTGTAAGGGATTGATATATAGTCATTTACCCCATCAAATGAAAGCACAGATATGCCATCTTCTACTTGTATTGGATATGCCGGAACTTGGATTACATCACCATAACCATCTGGGTGGATGACTTCGCTTTTTTCCCATTCAGATGTAGTGGTGTTATAGTTATCAAGATATTCTATCGTATCTACGGGATATTCTACTTCTAAGCGTTCTCGTTTGTCCCCGACTTCAAGAGTCATGGTAGCTGTGGTAGTTTCAATATCCTTGACATATCCGCTAAAGACTAAGACCAAATCATCATAATCGTCACCATCTGAGCCTCGCTTGATTCTGACAGGGTTTCCGTAGAGTTTTTCGTCTGTGTCGAACAATCCCACCCCAGAAGTAACATCGTTGGTAAAGACTATCGAGCCTCCGCCGAAAGCCATAATACCGTATTGTAGTGGGTCTGCCTGGTCTGAGAGTGAAGGTATTGACTGTACTATCGGTCGGTAGAGTTGGTTTCTAAAGTATCGTACCGTATCGGAACAGTATCCATAGAGAACGCCCGTTTCCACTGTGTGAGCTAGAAGGTTATCAGTATGTGCTATGTGGACATATAAGACTTGCAAGGTAGCATCGAAGTAGAAACTTGATTGAGTAGCTTGGCAATCGACTAGGGAATCCTGTTTAGTTAGCTCAAATATTGAGTCAAGAGTCATGGATTCTATCTGTGTGGCTACAGTGTTATACGTTCCATCAGCACCGAAGATAGTTGTCCAATAAGTAGCAATAGACTCGAC